TTTGATTTTTTTGTTTCTTTTTTTGTCGTTAAATCTTCATAACTTTTAACTTTTACAAACATTGGTAACATTCTGCAAAAAGCATACATACGACCTGGATCCACTTTTTCACCCGCATCAATATCTGCAGCAATTCCATTCATTAACTTACGTGCTAATTCATATAATTCTTCATGAAATGTTTGTTTTGATTGGAGATATTTTTTGCGTTTATTTGTCCAATCGCCCTTTTCTTTCCAAGTTGTAATAGTTCTTCTGCTTACATTTAATCTTTGTGCAATTTCTTCTGTTGTAAGAAATTCATATAAATAAAGCCGTTCAGCTTCATTAGCTAGATACTCTTTGCTATTCAAGTTCAGACTCCAATTTTTTAATTTTTTCAGATAATGTTTTCATCTCTGAATGAATTATGTTTAATCTTTGAACACTTGCTAAAATCTTTTCAGTATCAAGATTTAAAATATCTTCATATGGGTTTAAATAAGTTCTTATTAAAACAATCAAACCTGACGCTTCCGTATCTAAATTACGGAAGCGTTTTTTTGTTTCAGCAAGCAATCCTTTTAACTGCAATCTTTCAGGATTCATTAAGACACCTCTTTCTTTAAGATTGGGCAATATAAATTATTATCAATTTTACTTTCCATTCTTGAAAGAATTGCGGTGTGATATTGGTTTGTTTCCAATAATTCTTTTAAGATTGCAAAATTATTTTCAATAATCTTTGTGAAAGTTTTAATATGTGATTGGTGATATAAATACCAAATTGCAAATATTAAAGCTGGGAAACCAATACTTTCAACAAATGGGGTTAAGTGACTAAAAATTTCCATAAAACTCCTTAGTTTTTTATTTTCAGTTTATCCGTTGCATATAAACATTTTCAAATGAAAAATACACGCAAAAATATGTGAAATTTTCATTTGAAACACGCTTGTAGCAATCGTTAAAGTAAGAGTATAAAAACAAATCCCCCACATAAAATTTAATGGAGTTAAAAATTTAATGAAATTTTTTGAAGTGTTTAAAGCAGGAACTTATCCACAAGGAAAGTTTACTAAAAAAGAAATTGCAGAAATTGCTAAAAATTATGATCCACAATTTTGTGAAGCCCCAATTACAATCGACCATCAACAAAGTGGGCCTGCATATGGATGGGTTGATAAAGTTGTAGCTGAAAATGACAAATTAAAAGTTAGTTTCAAAGATATACCGGAAGCCTTTGAAAAAGATGTCAATTCAGGGAAATACAAAAAAGTTTCTGTTGAATTATATAGAAATCTTGAAGGTAAAGGTGCTTATTTAAAAGCTGTCTCATTCTTAGGTGCAGCAACACCACAAGTCAAAGGCCTAGAACCTATCAAATTTATGGAATCAGAATCAGATACTTATGAATTTAATAGTGAAAATGAGACTGAAAATTTTTCAGAAGAAGAAATAAACAATCTTAAAAAACAGGTTGAAGATTTAGAAGCACAAGTAAAAACATTTAAAGAAAACAACAAAAAACTTGAAACAATCAAATCTTTAAAAGAAAAAATTTCTGCTTTAAATGATGAAGTTGCGACTTTCAAAGAAAAAGCAGAAGGTAAAGAAGAAATTGAAAAAGAATTGAACGACATAAAAACGGCTATTAAAAAGCGTGAATTTGATGAATTTATCGATAAACAAATCGAAAAAGGCATTTTAGTTCCTGCAAATAAAGATGTTGTTCTTGCTGTTTTGCAAGAATTAGATTATGTCAAAAAATTTGGTGAGGATTCGACCGTCATTAATGACTTTAAATCTTTTATCGAATCCTTACCTACCCAAATTACTTTCGGTGAAACTGCTACAAAAGAAAAGCAATTTGCCAAAACTGATGGTGCTGAAAAATTTGCAAATGCTGATGAAGATAGCTTAGAAATCTTTAAGGAAGCAAAAGCATTATCAGAAAAAGAAGGAATCTCTTTTAGAGAAGCACTTCTAAAACTAGATATTTAGAAATCACCCCAAAACATTAAAGGAGTTTAAATGGGAAGACTTGAAGAATTGCGCGTTAATGCGTATTTATCGGAAGTTGCTCGTGGTTATAAGAATAATGCCTTTGTTGCTCAATACCTATTCCCGACTATTTATTCCGAAAAAGAAAAAATTGATATTTTTGAGTTCAACAAGGAAGCGTTCCAAATTTATAACACAGAACGTGCAATTAGAGCTAACTCAAATGTAATTAGTACTAAAGGATTCAAAAAACACACTAAAACCTTAACTGAAAATGATTTGTCTTATCCAATCGATTACAGAGAAGAACAAGAAGCTGAAAAAGTAAAATTGCAACTTCATGCAACAAATGTTGTTACAGAGGGGTTGCACTTAAAACACGAAAAAGAATGTGCAGATTTAGTTCAAAGTCCTGATAATTATTCAGCAGATAATAAAATCATTCTTTCTGGAACATCTTGTTTTACTGATAAAAATTCAGATCCGCAAGGTGTTATTGATGACGCAAAAAATGCTGTTTCTAAGAAAATAGCACAGGACCCTAATACAATGATTATCGGTCAAGACGCATGGCAAACCCTAAAGAAGAATGAACAGTTAAAAGGTTTAATTTCAGATAGCAAAAACAAATTGGTTACACTCGATTTCTTGAAAGAAATTTTTGAAATTGAAAATATATATATTGGAAAAGCTATTTTTGCCAATGAAAAGAACGAATTTGAACGTGTATGGAAAGATAACATTGTTCTTGCATATGTTCCTAATCTTGGTGCTTCAAGAACAGAATTTGACCCGTCTTTTGCTTATACAGTACGCAAAAAAGACGCACTTCAAATTGATGAATACACTGCAGAAGGTAACAAAGTTAAATACATTCGTGCAACAGATATTTATACACCATTCTTAGTTGGTGCTGAAGCCGGTTATTTAATTTCTGGAACCAATGGTTAAGGAGGATAAATATGTAGCTGTTCTTGATTCAAAAACTCGACCGGAGCACGCGCAACTTCATGGACTTGTTTTTAGATATGATGATCCCTTTTGGAATTCTTTTTATCCCCCTAATGGTTGGCGGTGCCGTTGCAGAGTTAATGCACTTTCTGAAAGAAATTTAAAACGAAAGAAAATAAAACCATATTCTTCACAAGGCTTGTTATCACAAGAAGATAGGTTAGTCTCCAAAAAATCTGGAGAGTATAAACCTGTAACAGTTTATACGGACCCACTAACGAATAAAAAAATAGCCCCTGATGTCGGATGGTCACACAATCCAGCTTCTGGGCTAATAGATGAATAATTTGCAATTGAACGCCTTTTAAACGGCGTTCAAATATTGTTTGAAAGATATAAAAAGGAGTTTTAATGACAAAAGAAAATAAAAATCATTACAGTTTTATTGGTTGGATAGGCGGTAAAAAGCGTTAAGAAAAACTATTGCAAAACTTATCCCTGAAAATATAGATTCATATATTGAACCTTTTGGTGGTGGAGCTTGGGTTTTGTTTTACAAGGATAAATGGGCTAATTTAGAAGTTTACAACGATTTAGATGGCAGATTGGTCAATCTTTTCAGAATTGTAAAATATCACCCACAGGCATTTAAAGATGAAATTAAATATTTATTAGGTTCAAGAGAGATGTTTTTCCAATTCTTGAATGGAACTTTTATTACAGATATTCAAAAAGCTGTTCAATTTTTCTTTATTGTAACGCGTTCTTTTGGTGGCAACTGCAGAACATTTGGAACTACAAAACAAAAGTCTGGAGGAGCTTGTAAATCTCAAAAAAATGTATTGGATAAAATTGATGGAATACATGAAAGACTTGATAAAGTAATGATTGAAAATAGAGATTTTGAAACTCTTATCAAACAATATGACCACGAAAACGCATTTTTCTATTGTGATCCTCCTTATACAGTTGGCTATAAATATGGCGTTGTGAGAAAAGAATTTGATGATGAAAGATTGAGAAATACTTTAAAAAATATAAAAGGGCGTTTCCTTCTTTCTTATGACGATAGTCCTGAAATTAGAAAGTTGTACAACGATTTTGAAATCGTTGAAGTTGAACGTGTTAATGGAATAAATAATATTCCTGGCACTCAAAGAAAAAAGATTTTTAAAGAACTTTTAATTGCGAATTATCCGATTAAGGACCTTTTCAAAAATGCCTGATGATTTTATTAAAATCAAAATCGATAATAAAGAAGTTAATTCAAAACTACTTGATTTAGCTAAGCGTGGCGAGAATCTAAAGCCTTTAATGAAAAATATTGCAGGAGTTATGGCTTACTCTGCAGAAGAAAATTTTGCAAATGAAGGCCGACCAAAATGGGAAGATTTAAAACCACGCACAAAAAAACAACGCCAAAGAAAAGGACATTGGCCCGGTCAAATTTTACAAGTTTCAGGTCAGCTTGTAAGTTCAGTTAATACTTATTATGACAATGAATCAGCCGTTATTGGTTCAAACCTTACTTATGCAGCAATTCATCAACTTGGCGGCATTGCCGGCAAAAATCACTCTGCAGAGATACCTGCAAGACCATATCTTCAATTAACAGATGAAGATTTTGAAGAAATCCTAGAATCTACCGAAAAGTTTTTTAGTTAGCTTAATTGTTTGACAATTGTACTTGGTAGATAAAAAGAAAGGAGGGTTATATGACTACCGTAGAACCAATTAGGAATAAAAAAGATATTGAAAAAGTTGAACGATATCTTGAAAAACAAAATCCTAGAGATCATTTAATTTTTGTGTTTGGCACAAATTGTGGGCTAAGAATTTCTGATATTGTTGCTCTAAACGTGGGCGATGTTAGAGGAAAAAACTACGTCCAAATAGTTGAAAAGAAAACAGGAAAATACAAAAGATTTCCGCTTAATGACAAACTAAAAAGGCTTATTGCTGATTTTGTCAAAAATAGACGTGATAAAGAACCATTGTTTAAATCTCATTGGGGTAGAAGATACAATAGAATAACTGCTTATTATATGATAAGAAGCGCTTGTGAAGCCGTAGGTATTGAAGAAAAAATCGGCACACACTCAATGAGAAAAACTTTTGGATATCATCATTATCAACAATTTAAGGATGTAGCGATACTTCAAAAAATATTTAATCACGCTAGCCAACAAATTACTTTACGATATATAGGTGTTGAACAAGATCAAATAGATTATTCTTACAACAACTTTGTTTTATAGCCTAAATAACGCAAAACAAAAGGGATTGCATTACTTTTTAAATGGATTACAAAATATCCAATTTGTATATTTTAAAAACCCAAAATATTAAAATTTGCCACTATACTTGAATTTCTAGTTTTTTATTTTTGGATTCAAAACTTAATGTATCAGACTATTTTTATAAACACAATCAGCCGAAAGTCTATATTTTATTACATAAAAAAATTGCATTACTTATTGGATAAAATGTAATCCAATAAACAACTGGAAGGCTCTCATAAATGTATAAACATCAAGCAAGAATGACTGGTCGCAGACGTGAAATTTTAATTCTTATTGCAAAAGGTTATAATAACAAACAAATTGCAAGAAAAATGGGGTTGTCATTGTCTAATACAAGAATGCAAAAATGGCGCTTATATTGCCATCTTGGGGATATTCATTCTGCAATTGATGCCGTCTATGTAGGACTACAACGAGGTTTATTGGAAATTAAGGATTTATCGGAAGCAATAAGAGAGGAAATTTATGATGTCGAATTTGAAAAAACGTTGTATAGTTGTACTGAAAGATGAAGAAGAAAAGTCTTGTAATTATAGAGTACCAAAAGAATTATTTTTAAAATTTCAAAAAGAACTTGCACAATATCGTTCAGAAAGCCCTAAACCAAAGCCTGTGCGTTGCGTAGAAACAGGAAAAGTTTTTAGATGCGCTAGAGATACATATAAATGGCTGATAGAAAATGGTGCAAGTACAAGCTATGCTGTTGAGTCCGGAATAAAAGCTGCTTGTAACAACCCAAAACGTAAAGCTTATGGCTTTCATTGGGAATTTATTGATTAAAAGAGTTTCAAAATACTTAATTTTACCCCTATTTTATTTTAAATCTGTAATATTGGTTAGTTAATAATGATTAAATATTTGAACATAACAATTTGTTTTTTTATATTTATCAAAACAAAAATAGTATTTGGCAACAATTGCATAAGGGTAAGATAAATTCGTGTAACTCGGTTTTATGAAAGGAGAATGTTATGCAATTTGTTGAACCAATTAGAGATAAGAAAAAGATTGAGCTTGTAAAAGTTATCTTGAAAAAATCCGGATTTAGAAATTATCTTTTATTTCTGCTCGGTATAAATAGTGGACTAAGGATTTCTGATATTCTGAAGCTCAAAGTCAGAGATGTACGCAATAAACATCATATTGAGATTAAAGAACAAAAGACCGGTAAGTACAAAAAATTCTTGATAACAGATTCTTATAAAATCCCTTTGCAAGAATATATTTTGGATAAAAAAGACCACGAATGGTT